TCATCCCCACCACCGAGGCCGGCCTCCTCCCCTGCACGGCCGCCCCCCACCTCTACGACCACCCCGACACCCAGCCAGAGGCCGCCGCCCTCTGCACCGACTGCCCCGTCCGCACCGCATGCGACACCTGGGCCGTCCAGCACGCCGAATGGGGCACCTGGGCCGGCCGCACCGACAACGACCGCGGCACCCCCCGCACCGAACTCCCCGACACCCCCCGCCTCCCCGCAGCACCCAACGAGACATGCGGCACCGAAGCAGCGCGCCGCCAGCACATCGGCCGCCAAGAGGTCTGCATCGTCTGCGACATGGCGCGGGCCGACCGCGTCCGTACCCGACGCCTGGCCACGCTGGACGTCGAGCACCAGCGTCCGGGCGGGCCGAGCCGGGAGGGCTACCGGCTGCACCTCAAGCTGAAGGTCCAGCCGTGCGGGCCGTGTCGGGAGGCTCACCGGCTGGAGATCCAGGAGTGGCGGGCGGGGGGTGTGACTGTGGCGGCGTGACCTGCGTCAACACGCCTGGAACTGGCGGTAGTTAGGCCTGCGGGACGGTAGACTGATCACCAACATAGGACGGGCCCGCCAAGGAGATTGCGACTCCCGGCAGGCCCTGACCGCAGGAGAGTTGACCTCCCATGGCTATCGCCCACCCTACCGGCGCCCGCGACCGCACCGGGGCCGTCCTCGGCCTCACCATCGGCGCCGCCGCCGTCACCATCGGACTCACCGCCGTCGCCTTCTGGCTGTCGTACGAGGCCCTTCACGACCTCGCCATCGGACACCACCTTGCCGGCCCCCGAGCGTGGGCCTGGCCGGCCACCCTCGACTCCTTCGTCATCGTTGGCGAGCTCCTGGTCCTCCGGGCCAGCCTCCTCCGCCGGGTCGACTGGTTCGCCACGATCCTGGTCGCGGCCGGGTCGGGCGGATCGATCGTCCTCAACGTCGTCTCGGTCGGCGCCGACGTGGACCCGGTCACGCAGATCGTCGCCGCTGTCCCGCCGGTCGCCGCCCTGCTCGCCTTCACGGCGTTGATGCGGCAGCTGCATCGCGCGCTCGCCCCGGCCGGACCGGCCGGCCCGCCCCGGGGCCGCATCGAGCACTTCGTCGCGACGACCACGGCCACCACCCTCCCGCCCAAGCCCACGACGCCCCCCGCGCTCCCCGCCGGCCCCGCACCCTGGCAGGCCGCCCCCGTCGTCTACTCGGACCCGCGCTGCCTGGTCCTGCGGCCGCTCTACAACCGCGGCCAGCGGCCGACGACCGCCGCGATGATCGCAGCCCTCGTTGACGCAGGTCACACGTCCGTGTCGGGTGGGATGGCGCGCGGGACGCTCCGGGCTGAGGTCGAGCGCCTGGAGCCGCACCTCGCCACGTACCCGTCCGCGTCCGCGCTCATCGCCGCGTAGCCACGCTGCCCCCGCTGGCACCTGAGGTAGCGTCGCCAGCGCGTCTCGGATGGGTTCGGGCAGGGTTGGTGCAGAGCGGTCTCCTGTTGGAGCAGGGGGCCGCTCGTCCCATGTCCAGGCCCGGTAGCCACGCTGCCTGAACCGGACATCTCCCTACCCTCACCAGCAGGGAGGCAGAACCGTGGGAGCACCGAAGAAGAACTCAGCGGCCAAGGACGAAGCAGCGTTCCGCCGGGCCGCCGCCGTCGAACTCCGCCGCGAGGGCAAGACCTACGCCGCGATCGGCCAAGAGCTCGGCGTCGACACCAAGACCGCCTGGACCTACGTCCGCACCGCGCTCGCCGAACGCGCCCGCGAGACCGCCCCCGACCGCGACGCCCTCATCGGCGAGCAACTCGCACTCCTCGACACCGTCCTGGAAGGCCAGCTCCCCAAGGCCGCCGCCGGGGACTCCCGCGCCGCCGAGGTCGTCCTCCGCGCCCTCGACTCCCACGCCCGCCTCTTCGGCCTCAACGCCCCGATCCGCGTCAAGACGGAGATCACCGACGAGCGCCTCGCCCGCGTCCGCGCCCTCGCCGAGCAGCTGGCCGAGGCCGACGGATGAGCCCCAGCACGGCGGACCTGCTGGCCGAGGTCGAGTCGCTGACCCCGGAGGAGCTGGAGCTCCTGGAGCGCGAGCTCGCCGCCCGCCTCTGGCAGAAGAAGTGGTCGAGGTGGACGCCGTACCCGTGGCAGGTCCCCCCGGACCACGTCGAGACGCTCGGCTGGTGGCTGCAGCTCGGCGGCCGCGGCACCGGCAAGACCGACGGATGCGCCCGCTTCATGGTCGCGCACGTCAACGGCCCGCCCTGCGACGAGCGGCTGCCGGGCGGGCACCGCATGGCGATCATCGCGCCGACGCAAGGCGACGCCGTCGAGGCCTGCGTCAACGGCCCGTCCGGCCTGCGCGGCCACGACCCGCGGGTCGTCCTGCGGACTACCACTGGCGGAACCTTCGCCCGCTGGCCCAGCGGCGCCGAGGCGAAGCTGTTCGGCGCGCACACCCCCGACGACGTCGAACGGCTCCGCGCCGGCGGCAACAGGTGCCTCGTGTGGATGGAGGAGGTCGCCGCGATGCGCCGGCTCGGCGCCGCGATCACGCACTCGGAGATGGGTCTGCGGATCGGGCCGAACCCCCACTACATCGCCTCGACGACGCCGAAACCGAGGACGGAGATCATCGAGCTAACCAGGCGCGCGGACGTCACCGTCACCCAGGGCCGCACCCGCGACGCCCACCACCTGCCGGAGATGCAACGCCAGAAGCTGATCGCCAAGTACGCCGGGACCCGCATGGAGGCCCAGGAGCTCGACGGCAAGCTGCTGCAGGACATCGAGGGCGCCCTGTGGTCCCGCACTCTGCTCGACCGCACCCGAGTTGGCGCCGCCCCGCCGCTGGCCCGCATCGTCGTCGCCGTCGACCCGGCCGCCACGTCCGGCGACGAAGCCGACGAGATGGGCATCATCGTGGCCGGCCTCAGTGCCGCGCAGGTGCCCGACCGCAACGGCACGATGCGCCAGCACGGCTACCTCATCGACGACCTGTCCGGCCGGATGCGGCCCATCGACGCCGCCCGCAAGGCGGTCGAGGCGTACCACGCGCACCGGGCCGACGCGATCGTCGCCGAGGTCAACAACGGCGGCGAGTGGATCGGGACCGTGATCCGGCAGGTCGACAAGACGGTGAACTACCGGACGGTGACGGCGAGCCGGGGCAAGGTGACCCGCGCTGAGCCGGTGGCCGCCGTCTTCGAGCAGCTCGCCGGGCACATCGTCCAGAGCCTCCCCGAGCTGGAGGAACAGCTCACCACCTGGGTACCCGGCGACGACAGCCCCGACCGGCTCGACGCCGCCGTGTGGGCCCTGACCGACCTGATGCTCGCCCCGGCCGGCAACTACGCCGCCGCCGCGGCCTGACGAGAGGAATGACGCTGGTGGGACGCATGACAGCTGTCCGCGACGCCCTGTTCGGCCGCCGCGCCACGGCCGGCCTGGACGCCATCCGGGAGCGCCGGCCCGTCGTCCTGTCCTCCGGTACCACGATGGCCCTCGACCTGGACGCGGAGGCCCGCGGGTACTCGAACAGCGCGGTGGCGTACCGGTGCGTCGCCGCCATCGCCGACAACGGGTCGTCGGTGGACATGGTGGTCCGGACCGCCGACGGTGACGAGATCCCGAACCACCCGATCGCGCACCTCTTCAACAAGCGGCCCAACCCGGCGATGAGCGCCCGCGTCTTCAAGTCGATCATCCTGCAGCAGGGCGAACTCGCAGGGCAGAGCTTCGTTTTCCTCGACCGCGGGCCCACCCGCCTCGGCGAGGTCGAGGCCATGTACACGATCTACGACCCCGTGCAGGTCATCGTCGACAAACCGGCCGCCGACCGGCCTGGGCACGGCGACATCCTGGGTTTCGTCGTCAACCGCTCCGACGGCCAGCGGATCCACCTGCTGCCCGAGGAAGTGCTCTGGTTGCGGTACCCGCATCCGTTCGACCCGCTCGGCTGCCTGGCCCCGTGGAAGGCCGCCCGGCACGCCGTCGACATGGACGCGTTCGCCCGGGAGTGGCAGCGCGCGTCCTACCAGAACGGCGCGTCGCCGACCGGCGTGGTCTACCTCGGGGAGATGGCCGAGGCCCAGTACAACCAGACTGTGGCGTCCTGGAAGTCCAGCGTCGCGGGCCCGGCCAACGCGGGCAAGAACTTGCTGGTCGCGTCCCAGCCGGGCTCCGGCGGGTCCGGGATCTCGTACGCCCGGGTGGGCCTGACGGCCGAGGAGATGGACTACCTGGAGTCCCGCCTGGCCAACGCGGGTGAGGTCATGCTGGCGTTCGGCATGCCGAAGGACTACCTCTTCGGCGGGGCGACGTACGAGAACCGGGCCGCGAGCAAGACGACGCTCTGGTCGGACACCATCAAGGGCAAGCTCGACATCATGGCCAGCGAGGTGGATCTCCGACTGCTGCCCTCCGACGCAGAGGAAGCGGGGTGGGACTATGACTCGGTGGACGCGCTGCAGGAGGCCCAGACCTCCAAGCAGACCCGCGTGCGGGACAACACGGTCGCCGACCTGATGACCCTCGACGAGGCCCGCGCAGAGATCGGACTCCCGGAGCTGCCCGGCGGGATCGGGGCCCTCACCATCACCCCGTACCGGGCCCAGTACGCGCCGGGGCAGAGCGGTCCGGCCGGCGCGAGGTGGGCGCCCGACTTCGTCCAGCTCCTCACCCCGGACACCGACGAGATGGTCGAGCGGCTCGCCGCCCGCGTGGCCGAAGCGCTGGAGGCCCGACCCTGGCCGCTGATGATCGCGCCTCCGCCCGCGCAGGTGACGCGCGCCGGCGGCCCGTCGGCGGCCGACGTGCAGGACGACTACGACCAGCTGGAGGCCGAGGGCAAGGCCGCCGTCCGCCGCCTCGCCCGCGACCAGGTCGCCGCCGTCCTCCGCGATTTCGACCGGCTGATGGCCAAGCCCCAGCGCTCGACGGACTGGCTGTCCTCCCTGCGCGGGCAGGCCGCGGCGCTCGCCGTCGAGGGCCGGGTCCGGCTCGGCGTCCCGGACCCGGAGCAGGTCCCGGCCGCTGGCATGTCGGAGCTGGAGCTGGCGGCCGGCCCGGACGGCTGGGAGGAGCGCATCCGCGCGCGGGACCTGTTCGACCCGGGGTACTGGCGCCGGCGGACGGCCGAGGCCCTGGGCCCGTTCATCCGCCGGGCGTGGAAGCGCGGCGGGACCGGGGTGCAGGACGGCTTCGACCTCGACCAGCCCGACGTCGCGCAGGCCCTGCGGGACCGGGTGGACGAGCTGGCCGGGCAGGTCACCGCGACGACCCGCCAGGCCCTGGAGTCGCAGCTGCTGCAGCACGGTGTCGCCGACGGCGAGTCGATTCCCGCGCTGCGGGCCCGCCTGCAGCGGGTGTTCACGGACCTGTCCGGGTACCGGGCGGAGATGATCGCCCG